GTGGAAAATAAAGGAAAGCAAAAAAACAATCCCAGGGACGATATGTCACTTGATCAAGCAATATTACAGTGGATTGTGGATGATTATGATATTCCTGATGAAAAATCCAGAAAAATAGTAGGCGAAAGTGGGGAGAAAAGTAAATTAATAACATGCAAAATGGTAATGGATTATCTAGATAATAGAGGCGTATTAGAAGAAACAGATGAAACAGAGTTTATGAGAGCGCTACGAAAGCGTCTTTATTATGCAATTGACACAGTCGTTGGACCAATTCCAATGAAATCGAAAAGCATCGATGCACATGAACTCCTGCGACAAAGAAATCAAGTAAAAGGACGATTTCATGTGACTTCAACAAATGCAGAATTTTTTATGTATTTGCTTTGGTGCAATGAAGATAGAGCTGACAATGACGATATTTTGTGGTTAATAAAGAACGAAAGAAGTTATGAAGCAAGTGAATGGTTGAAGAATCTGGTTAGAGACGGATTTAACTCATTGGTTGCGAACTCTGCAATAGGGATAAAACAAAAAACTATTGAAAGACGGTGGAAGGAGTTATTTGAAGGAGAGTTATTCAAAACTAAAGAAGCGTTTGAATCCTTAAAGTTAACGTGGGCGTATATAGAAGATCGGAAGAAAATTGCAGGGGATGAGTTTGATGAAGAGTGGTTTGACCTAATAGTAAGATGTTGTTGGAACGAATGCATAAAAAACATTTGGCTACAAGCTGTGGAAGTAGGAGTATTGGATAACAGCATAGAAAAATCAATGATACCAACATCGTTGGAAGATGCGATAGCTATAATACGAAGAGAATGTAGTACCAATTGTACAAATGCTATAGTGGAACTTATGGATGCGAGAATTGCCTTGCAGCTAGAAGAGCTAGACTTTGAAATTCGGGAAGAAGGTAATAAAACGAACTTATACAAAATGAAAGATGAATATAAAATTGATTTTGAGTTGTTATCAGAAGATACAAATCAAAATGGGTGATAGAGAATAAAGCAGAAGGAGCTAAGCCTTTTCCCAAAAGGCTTAGCTCCTTCTGCTTTATTCTTTAAATGATGTGCAAATTGTTAATAAGATAAGAACTGATTATGAACTGAACGAAAACATGATAAAAAATGACGATTTTCAGTTGAAATAATTAAATTTGAACTGCCATTATTTGATGAAAGGCGAACTGATATAATACGGTCAATGACATGGCCATGTCAAAATACAAACGAATTAAGGGAGTTTTTTGGCATGAAAAAGAAAGGCTTGGGAAGTCCTGCCTATGAGCTTGGTATACATATCAAAAAATATCGTGAACAGAAAAACTGGTCGCAAGACGATCTGGCAAGTAAAATCGGGACGGATCAGAAACGAATCTCGAAAATTGAAACTGGCAATGTAAATATAGGATGGGATACTTTTTACCAAATAGCACAGGCACTGGAGGTATCAATGGATGAACTGGTTGAAGGAGATCGGTATCAAAAGAAAAACACCAGGGAAATTGATGGCTATCCAAATCTAAAAGAATCCCAGAAAAAAATAGTGAAGGACTTGGTGCATGAATTCCTTGAAGCAGGAGGAAATGAATGCCGTAAATCGTGAGAACATGTACGTACAAGACAACGTGAAAGTACGTTTTGTACGTGGTGGGTTATTATGAGAGTATCTGTTATTATTGAAGTGCGCTCAGGGAAAGACCCGTGGGGCAGAAAATATGGAGGTCCATAACTATGAAAAACAATGATGCTTACGATCCTGATTCCTGTGATGAAGACTACACAGGCCAACCACCAGATGATGACCAGTCGTTCATTGTGCCAAGGCGTGGTCTGGAACCTGACTCAGGCCCAGATGATGACCCAATGATAGTGGAACGACGCGGCTCACCAGCGGATTCGGACTCACTTGTATTTGAAGAAGATATGGGTGAATATCCGGACGAATTTCCTGATAACAGCGATGAGCCGTTTGTTTCGATGTATGAGATGGCATCGAAGCAGCGTCAGGAAAAACGTAAGAAAAAACAAAAAAAGAAGGCCAAGAAGAAAGCCAAGAAAAAGGCCAATGCTTCATCTGAGGGCGTAGATCTTTTGGAACTGGCTGCTTTTGTGGAAGGGGGTGATGAAGATGCACAATTTACCGATGGCGAACAGGAGTCGCCAGCAAAGGGGCGGTTTAGGCAACCACCTGTTTGCCAGATGGAAGAAGAACTGCTTGAAAAAACGGACTTTCTCTATAGGAAATCCGTGTTATACCATTATAATGATCGATACTATGAATCGATTGACGCTGAGGGGGTCGTATCTCTTTACCGTCAATACATAAGTCCAGGGCTTGACGGGGTGAAAAATCTCCGAAATCATCTGGATATTTATAAATGTATGAAAGCAAATCCTCGTTTAAAGTACGAAGATTCGCTGAAGGATAAACCATATTGTCCTTTGAAAAACGGGATCTTGTATCTCAATAAAATGAAGCTGAAACATCATAGTTCCAAGCGTATAACATTTACCGTTCTGGATGCTTGCTATGATGAGGATGCCGAATGCCCGGTGTTCGACGAGTTTCTCGATACGATTACTGAGGGGCGTGAAGATCTGAAGGAACGTTTTATGATGGCACTTGGGTATCTTCTGATTGAGCCTTCAAACGGAAAATATTTCTTCGTTATGGGGTATGCTCCGAACTCTGGCAAGAGTATCTTGGGCAATACCATACAGAAACTTTATCCGGAAAACTCGGTGAGCAACCTCTCGCTTGGTGAACTGGGTGGTAAGTTTGAAACGGAGTCGCTGCTGTACTCCAGAATCAACATCTCCTTGGATCTTCCGCAGGAAGTGTTGAATGCGAGTGCAGTGTCCAAGCTGAAGCGGATCACCGGTGGAGACAGCATCGAAATCCAGCGCAAAAATCAGGGGTCTCTAAAGCTTGACCATAATATGAAGTTTTTGTTTGCGACCAATTTTCCCCTGATAATCGATTCAAACGATCCGGCATTTCTTGACCGGATTATCTTCCTTCCGTTCATGAACTCTGTTCCGAAGGATGAAAGAGACCCGGATCTTGCTAAAAAACTCTGGAAGGAGCGCGATGCAATCGTGACAAAAGCACTTCAGTATGCCAGAAAACTGATGAAGCAAGGCTGGCAGTTTCCGCCGATTCCTGATGTGGACTGCATGAGAGGGATACAGCGGAAAAACTCGATGGACTCTCTTAAAGAGTTCCTTGAAAACCACTGTGAAATGGGGGACTACAACTATTTTACTGCTACATCTGATTTGAGGAGGGCGTATGAGGCCTGTTGCGATGAAAACGGCACATGTCCGTGCAGCGCTACAGCGTTCAACAAGTACATGGAGCAGGCTGGCGGTGTTCGTGACCGAAAGCGTCTCACCGCCTCGGAAAACCCGGTGTGGGGGTTCTATGGTATCCGCCTTCGTCCGTAACGTCAGACTTTTCGATGATACGTTATATCTGTGAGCCGAAGCACGATTACAAGCACTACAGAGGTGTTACGATGATGGACGTTGACGAAAAGGCGATGGCTTACTGTCTGATCGAAGCTCTTTTTGCGGCAGGACTGCTGAACCTGCCTACCTATCAGAACTTCCTTCGGATGAAGTGTGAGCAGGAGGAAGAACCGCCTGCAAAGGCTTCGTAAGCAACAGAGAAAGGCTCTGGTGGAGGATTCTGCCAGAGCCTTTCTTTTTATCCGAAAAAGCAAGAAAATGGAGGTAAAAACATGCGAGTAGCAGTATATGCTCGTGTCTCAACAGAGCATGAGGCGCAAATCAATGCGCTGGAAAATCAGTTGGAGTGGTATAAAATCGAATGTTCCCGGCATTCGGACTGGGAAATCGTGGAGGTCTACGTAGACCAAGGCATCACCGGAACACAAGCACAGAAGAGGCCAGAGTTTTTGCGTATGATGGAGGATGCAAAGAAAGGTAAATTTGACCTTATCATTACCCGTGAGGTGAGCCGGTTTGCACGAAATACAGTTGATACGTTGTCCTATATCCGTGAGTTGAAGGCTGTGGGCGTGAATCTATTTTTCATCAACGATGGTATCAACACGGCCACCGATTATGGTGAGCTTCGGTTGACGATTATGTCTTCCTTGGCACAGGATGAAAGCCGAAAAATTTCAGAGCGCGTCAAGGCGGGGCAAGAAATCAGTCGGGAGAAGCATGTTTTGTATGGCAACGGAAATATCTTGGGATACCGCAGGGAGAATGGAACTTATGTTCCCGAACCGGAACAGGCTGAAACGGTAAGGTTGATTTTCCAGATGTATTCGAGTGGTGAAGTCGGCCTACAGAAAATAGTCGCAGAGTTATATCGTCTTGGACGGTTGGATGCGGGAGGTCATGTTTCGTGGGACGCTTCCAAGGTGAGTCGTGTCCTGCACAATGCAACATATAAGGGATGCATTTGCTATAATAAATCCCATAGTGACGGCTACTTGACGCAGAAGCGTATCAAAAATCTGGATGAAAGCAGCTACATCTATGTGAAAGGGGATTTTGAGCCATTGGTTTCGGAAGAAATGTGGGAGAGATGCCAGCAGATTTTGGCATCGAGATCAGCACGAGTAATCGATGAAAACGGAAAAAAGCACAAGTACATGAGAAATACACCAAAATCGGTCTGGACGGCAAAATTGCGTTGCAGCTGCGGTGCAGGATTTATTCAGTTCAAGTGGCGTGTGAACCGGGATGGTGCTGTAATTCATGGATTTCAGTGCTACCGCCGTACACGCAGGCCGAGCATCAGCTACTTGCAGGAGCATGGCCTTGATTTGAGCATCAGCTGCCAAATCAAGGCTATCAGTGAGTGGAAGCTGGACTTGATGGCGGCAAAGGTGTTTGAACATCTCACATTTGACAAGGGAAAGACAGTCAAAGAGGTCTATAAAATCCTGAGCCGCTGCATGGCAGAGGAAAAGACGGTTCGTATTTCCAGAAAGGCAATGCTGGAAAAGAGCATCGCTAAGCAGAGAGAGCGGCTGGACAAGTATATTGACCTGTGTGCAGACGGCATCATCACCAAACAGGAACTTATGGAACGTCGCAAAGGCTTAGACAACCAGATCGCAGATCTGCAATCCCAGTATGAGAGCGTAGAACAGGAGGATGAACGCAGTGGAGCGCTGGACATGAAGCTGATCTCGCAGAAGCTGGATGAATGGCAGCGGGCATCAAAGAACGATGTTGATCGGGAGCTTATCAACAGCTGTGTGGCGCAAATCACGCCTTTGACAAATGAAGAATTTCGCTGGGCACTCGACTTTCAGATGTCAGAGGTACGGGCGAGAAACGCCGCAGCATATACGATGGATGGCTTTGTAGAGATGGCACGCTTTTCGATTTCCTTTGAGGAGGCAAAGGCTTTTAAGGCATCCCGAAATCAGGGAATCCGCAAAAATGAATGGCAGGATCTCACGGTGGTTGTGGGAATCTGGTCGAAAACTCAAAAGTAGGAGGCTGTGTCGGCTGTGCCGGTTGTGTCAGAGATTTTCAAAACAAGTTTTATTATATCCTTATATCTCCACCCATAAAACACCTGAAAGACACGAAAACATAAGACTGATTCGCAAAAACACTGACACAGCGGACACACTTGGTACAAGTTAGGCGTATCTGAAGCAGATATAATGATATATTATACCCTTGGATAGAAAGACCAGTAAGCAATCACATCAGCTTACTGGTCTTTGATTTTTACAGAAAAACGGAGGAAAAATCAATGGCAGAAATCTTAGAAAAAGTATTGGTGGAGGTGATGAAAGCAGTCGGAAAAGGTGCTGCGAAAATCATTGTCTGGATGGCTCATCAGATCGAAAAGAAATAAGATAATCAAAAATTTTGGAGGTAAAGATTATGTCCGCAAATGTTGAAACCATGTTCTCTGTCCGTGAAACCCCTTGGCATGGACTTGGCCGTATCGTGATGGATGCCCCTGCAAGCCGTGAAGCCTTGGAACTGGCCGGTCTGGATTGGCAGGTGGAAAGCCGCAACATCTATTCCGGTACTGGTGCTATGATCCCCGGTTATCGGGCTAACGTCCGCAGCACCGATGATGCTGTTCTGGGTGTGGTATCCGACCGCTACCGCATTGTGCAGAACGAAGAAGCGTTCCAGTTCACCGATGACCTGCTGGGTGAGGGCGTCACTTATGAAACTGCTGGTTCTTTGCAGGGCGGCAAAAAGGTCTGGATGCTGGCAAAGCTGCCGGAGAAGTACATCATCGCTGGTGACGAAGTGACACCGTATCTTGTGTTCTTCAACAGTCACGATGGCAGTTCTGGTGTAAAAGTCGCTATGACCCCGGTTCGTGTGGTCTGCCAGAACACCCTGAATCTGGCTCTGGGTACTGCAAAGCGCATCTGGACTGCCCGCCATACCGAAAATGTTCTGCTCCGGGTGCAGGATGCCCGTGAGACCTTACAGCTTGCCAACAGCTACATGGGGGAGCTGGGCAAAGGTATCCATGAGCTGACCACCATCAAGCTGTCTGACCGCAAGGTGCAGGAGTTCATCAATGAGTTCTTCCCTGTCACCGAAGATCTGACCGATGGCCAGCGGAAGAACAACCTGCGCTTGCAGGAAGATTTGAAAGCTCGCTATTATAACGCACCCGATCTGGAATGGGTTGGAAAGAATGGCTGGCGGTTTGTGAATGCAGTTTCGGATTTTGCCACCCATGCAGATCCCATCCGCAAGACCCGGAACTACAACGAAAATCTGTTTCTGCGCACCGCAGAGGGCAATCCGATGATCGACAAAGCCTACAAGATGGTGCTGGGTGCAGCATAAAGGAGGACTTATGAACGATGTAAGCAATCGGGCTGTTCGGGAATTTTCTGAGTTCCTTAACCGTATTGAAGTCAACTTTCCAAAGCCAACTTGTACCACAGCATATGAGATCACGCTGAAAAGCACCATCGTTAGTGCTTTGATTACGCTGGACACTGAGAACAAAATGGATGAACGTTTTTGGAACCATCTTCGGGTGCAGCGAAACATTCTGGATTTCCTGTATGCCCTGTGGCTGGACGATGACCGCACCTTGGTAGACGAGTTTTCCACAATTCTTAAAGACTTAGTGGAATACGATTTTGTTGCCGCAAACGAACACATGAAAGAGAGGTTGAATATTGCATGAAAAGGCTTATATCTACACGGAACTTGTCCAAAGAAGATTGGCTCCGTTACCGCAAATGCGGTATTACCGGCACCGATGCTGGTGCCATCCTTGGCCTGAATCCCTACCGCTCGGCATTTCAGGTGTACCACGATAAAATCAGCGATACCACTGAAAATATCGACAACGAGGCTATGCGGCAGGGCCGTGATTTGGAGGATTATGTGGCGCAGCGCTTCACCGAGGCCACCGGCCTGAAAGTACGCCGTGCAAATGCCATCTACCAGAGTGAGGAACATCCGCTGCTTCTGGCAGACTTTGACCGCCTGATCGTTGGACAGAAGGCCGGGCTGGAGTGCAAGACAGTCTCGCCGTTTTCTGCGGACAAATGGGCAGATGGCAAAATCCCGGCTCACTATCTGGCGCAGGTTGACCACTACTTAGCCGTCAGCGGTTTCGACTGCTGGTATGTGGCGGCTCTGATTTTCGGCAGAGAGCTGGTGATCCACAAAATCGTGACGGATAAGCAAGTGCTTTCTGATCTCATTGATGAGGAAGAACGTTTCTGGACGAACCATGTTGTGCCCCAGATTCCCCCTGCACCTAACGGTTGCGAGTGTGACACCCAGCAGATCAACCAGATGTATGAGGTGGATAACCGGGATAAGACCGCTGACCTGAGTGCTCTGCATGGACTTCTGGATAAGCGGCAGGAGCTTTCCGACCAAATCGAGCAGATGGAACAGGAGAAAACGGCCATCGAGCAGCAGGTCAAGCTGCAAATGCAGGATGCTGCCTATGGCACAGCACCGGGCTATAAGGTGTCTTGGGTGTCCTCCGAAAGCAAGCGTGTAGATTCCCAACGCCTGCGGAAAGAGCAGCCGGACATTTTCAACCAGTACAGCAAAAATGTAAGCAGCCGCAGGTTCACCATCGTTCATGCGGCATAAAACTTTGTATATGGCGGCAGGGAGTGACTTCTCTGCCGCCTTTTTTCTTGGAGGGTTATTATGGCTACGGAAAATCCATTCGTAAAATTATTTGCTATCGACTTCAAAGATCATCTGGAAGTCAAGAAGTCCGGCAATACCGAGCTGAAATATGTAAGCTGGGCGTATGCCTGGGCAGAGGTGAAGAAGCTGTACCCTGCTGCCAGCTATGAGGTCAAGAAATTCAACGGTCTGCCCTATGTTTATGACCCCATCACCGGCTTCATGGTGTACACCTCAGTCACAATTGAGGGCGTTTCGCACGAAATGTGGCTTCCGGTTTTGGACAGTTCCAACAAAGCCATGAAAGCCGTGCCTTATACCTACACTACCCCGAAATGGGACTACAATCCGCAGACTCGCCGCCGTGAAAAAGTCGGCATGGAAGAACGCACCGTAGAAGCAGCCTCCATGTTCGATGTGAATAAGGCTATCATGCGGTGTTTGGTGAAGGACCTTGCTATGTTCGGCCTTGGTCTCTATGTCTACGCCGGAGAGGATTTGCCGGAAGATGCTGCACCGCAGCCGGAGGCAGAACCGCAAAAGCAGCTGAAACCGAAATCCTCTACCCCGAAGCAGGAACAGCCGCCTGTGCCCTGCATCTGCGCCCGATGCAATCAGCCCATCAAGAGAGTCAAGCTGAAGGACGGTTCTATCATGCAGGCCGCAGAGTTTGCAGCCACCCATGAGGGAATGTGCGCTGATTGTTATAAGGCTACAAGGCTAAACGTGGCATAAGGAGGTTTTACGATGAAAGAAGAAAAAATCAAAGTCCTTGCGCTCCTGCCGATGGAACTGCCTAAGGAAGTCGAACTGGACAACACCCTTGAAGCCATGCAGAACTTTGTTGGTGGGCTGATCGAATGCATCGCCTTAAGTGACACCGGTTCAGCGGTCACACTGGTCTGCAATGATGAAGGCAAGCTGCTTGGCCTGCCGCTCAATCGTCCGCTGTGGGATGGAGCCGATGTTCTTGCCGGGCCGGGATTTCTGGCCGGATGTGACAACGAAGGGAATCTGACTTCTCTGCCGCAGAGTGCAATGGATTTTTACAAAGAGAAATTCAGAGCTTTTATCATTGAAATCTAATAGGAGGAACGCTTTATGACCTTTAATGCAATGACCGAACGTTACGAAGAAATCACGGTTTGCGGAAAGCCTGCGCTGTTCACCAGCATCCGCATCAAGAGAGATACTGTCTCGGATGGTCTGTATGCCTACGATGTCCGGCATGATGATGAATGCCGGGGTATCCCTTGTGAGATCGCGCCCTTTGTGATGGTCAACCACTGGGGCACCATCATCCTTGCGGAACCGCTGGAACTGCCGGATGATGGGCGGCGATATATTGACGAGGAAACGGACTGGAACTATGCTCCGTTTGGAGGAACAGAGAAAAATCAAAAGCCATGCGTTACAGTGGAAGAATTTATAAAGAACTATGTGAAGCAGGAATGACAGAAAACTTGTACCGGAAAAGTATTAAAAATGCCGTTCGTTATTTTAGCGTTACCAATCTGCAGAGATATATTGCCCAATCTCGCTGTGATTGATACTTTTCTGCACCTACGGTATTTTTGATACAGTTGATACAGAAAGAAAAAAGTTATGAGTATTTATGGCTATTGCAGAATTTCCACTGCAAAACAGAGTATCGACCGCCAGATCCGCAACATCAAGGCAGAATACCCGACTGCCCACATTGTACAGGAAGCCTACACCGGCACATCCATTTTTCGCCCGGAATGGCTGAAGCTCTACCGGATTCTGAGAGCCGGAGATGTGGTAGTGTTCGATTCGGTGTCCCGGATGTCCAGAAATGCAGAAGAAGGTTTTACTCTGTACGAAGACCTTTACCACAAGGGCATCCGGCTGGTGTTCTTGAAAGAGCACCACATCGACACCGAGACCTACAAAAAAGCCCTGTCCGGCAGCATTGCCATGACAGGGACAAATGTGGACTTCATCTTGAAGGGCATCAACGAGTATCTGATGGCCTTGGCAAAGGAGCAGATCAAACTGGCCTTTGAGCAGTCCGAAAAAGAAGTTGCCGATCTGCACCAGCGCACCCGTGAGGGC